TCACTTCGTAGTCATTTGCATCTCCCTGACCCACACCTGCAACGCCCTCAGTTGCTCGGCGTTCTCGTGGCAGGTCTGGTAGTTGGCGGCAACGGTTCCGGCGACGGCAGAGAGCGCAATGCCTGCGGCGGCCGCATCAGCATCTCGGGCGGTCTCGGGCGGTTCACCGGCGGCGGCAGCGTCGTGCAGGCGCACAAAGCCACGGTTGATAGTGCAAGCAGCGTCAGCCTGAACGGGCACATAGACGGGAACCTCCTTGATGATGGTGTCGCCCTTCTCGCGGACGACGCGGACGCGGTCGACGTATTCGGTGACGACCTTGACAGTGGCCTGCGCTTGTCGCTCGCGGACGGCGGCGGTTTGCAGGGTCTGCTTCTGGACGGCGGCGTCCCACTGGGCCTGAACGTGGCCCGCACCCTTGATCCAGCCGAAGCCGATCAGTGCGGCGGCGAGCAGGACGAGGGCCAGCCAGCGGTACGGCCACGGAATCAAGTTCATGGGGCTTCTCCGACGCACTGGCGGTACTCGGCCTCGCGCCGTGTGGCCAACCCGCCGCACAGGCGTGCATTGGCAGGCAGCGCGCAGTCCTTGCCCTTGAAGAAGCGCCAGCGCAGCAGCTCGGCACAGGCTCCGGCGTAGTCCTCGGCGTTGAGTTTCTTCACCAGCGTGGACTGGCAGAACGCGCGGCTGCCGACGTTGTAGGAGAAGCTGACCAGTGCGTCGTACTCGTGCTGGGCCAGCGGGACGGTCACGCACGTTTTCAATGCGCCCTCGAACTGCTGTACATCCGTCAGCGCACGGGCCAGCGCCTTCGGCGGCGTGGTGGTGTCGCCCAGCTTCACGTCGGTGGTGGTACCGAAGCCGATGGTCGGCACATCGCCCTTGACCGGGATCACCGCGCGGTCGGTGTAGCCCTCGTGCATCACGATGCCGACCAAGGCAGCGGCGGACAGCGTCAGCGCAGCCACGGTGCGTCTTTGCGGTGGCCGGATCATCGGTGCATCTCCGGTTGCGCCACGATGCGGGCCACGGTCGCGCCGATGCTGGCGGCGAATGCCAGCAGCACGAATGTGCCACGCGGCAGCACGTCGCCAAACAGCGGCACCACCACTTCCGCCGCCGTGAAAGTCGCCGCCAGCAGCGAGAAGCGGATACTCCAGGCACGACGCAGCACGCGCCGCCAGTCGTCCAGCAGGCAGATCTTCGTGTTGGTTGTCATGGCGCGCCTCCCATCAGCTTGAGCTTGATGGCGGCCCCCACCAGCAGCGCGGCCAGGATGCCGGTGGTCACGACCTTGATGGTGGTCTGCCACGCCGTGCGGCGGGCATCGCGCCACGCTTCCAGCAGATCGCGCAGTTCGCGGATGTCCTTCGCGGCGCTGCCGTTCTCCAGCCCGAGATGGGCAAGGCAACGCTCGGCTCCGCGTTCGGCGGCGCGGTCGAGTAGTTCGTCGAAGTCCTCGCGTCGCAGCAGGAGCATGTTCTCGACGAGCGCAGGCTGTTGTTCGGGTTCGGTCATAGCAGTCTCCAGAAATGCGAAACCCGCCTCGTGGGCGGGTTTCTGGTGGGTACGAAGATGGGAAATCAGATGGCGATGCCTGCGCTCCAGCCGGTGGACTTGTAGGCCGAGAGCTTGGCCTCGTCCTCGATGTAGCAAAGCCAGCCGATCTTGGGCGAGTGGTACTCCCAGGCATCGGCAATGCGCACCGCGATTTGGTTGGTTTTGCCTGCCCACACGCCCGTGGCAGCGGCAGGAATGAGGTAACGGTCACCGTTGGCGGGGCTGGCCGGTGGCGTGGTCAGGTCGCGGTCTTTCACGGATAGGCCGACCACCGCGCCGAGGCGCTTGAGGTTGGCGTCCATGCCGGTGTCCCAGCCGCTCTCGCCGAGCGTCCAGCCGTAGTTGAGCCCAAGGTTCGGGTCGGTCGATGACATGGTCTATCTCCAGAGGTTCGATGCTTGGCGAATGTGCCGGACTGCTTCCGGGTCGCCGGTGCGGTGGCTTTGCTGCGGGTGTTGTCGCCAATGACGCCCAACGATGGGCAGGTACAGCACGCCGCCGCGCTTGGCTACGAGCAGGGTCAGCAGCCAGTCGGCGAAGTTGTTGAGGTCGGTGGTTTCCTTGAGCACGGCTTCCACGGCAGATCGGCGCATCACGATCAGGCCGTGAACGTGGCTGGCGCTGTTGGCGTGCTGCCAACGGCTGTAGGCCAGACGCCGCACCGCGATGTCGTGGCCGTTCTCGTCGGTCAGCGCTTCGTCGGTGTAGACCATCACGGCCTGCGGGCAGGCATCCAGCGCATCGGCCAGTTGTGTGAAGGCACTGGCTTCGTACAAATCGTCGGGATCGACAAAGGACACCAGCGGCAGCGTGCCTTGTGCATAGCCTGCCGCGCGTGCCTCGCCGATACGCCCCGGAACGCCGGGCAAAACGTGCAACTGGATCGGTGCGTCCTCGAGACTGGCGATGCAGGCATCCCGCCATTCGGCAGGCTCGTTCAGGGTGAGCAGATGAACATCGATGCGCGGCTCCATCACATACCTCCCCAATACTGTCCCCAGCGCAGGCCGTAGCCCGCGCGATCCATGACCCGCACCTGCGGCTGCCAGCTACTCAAACCATCGCGCTCGGCGCTGATCTCCACCGTGATGCGGTCACCCAGCGCACCGGCATCCAGCGCGGCCACTGCTGCCGTCCACAGGTAAGTGGTGCCGAGCAGCCCCGTCTCAGTACGAACCAGCATGTTGCTGCGATTGCGGATGCGCAGCGTGTAGGTCACGCCCAGCTCCGGCCCGATGTCGCCCTCGTCTTGCTGCACGAGGTAGGCGGTCTGCTGCGTGCGGTCGCGATGGGCCCACGCGACGGTGAGGTCACCTCCCACCACGACAGGCTCGGTCTGGCCATTGAGGCGGATACGACCGGGTGGATACGGCAAAGCCTGCCGACCGGTCAGCACCATCGGCTGCCCATTGGTGGCCAGCACAGGATCGCCCTGATCGGTCGATGTGCGCGGGATCGCGCCCACGAACACCGACTCGCCCGGGGCGCGCTCCGCACCTTCGTATGCCAGCCATTCGCCGACACCGATCAACCGAGTCCCCGAGGCATGTGCTTGGGGTGTGGTGTCGAGCACGCCGCGTGCGAGATCGATGGTCGCGTCGGCGGCATCGAAGGCCAGGACGGCAACGGCCTCGGCAATCGCCCCACTCGCATCCACGAGATAGGCGTAGTCGCCCACGGACAGCCTTTCCGGCTGGCTGATGGCGGTCACTGGCACACCGACGGCAACAGCCTCACTGGCAGGCAGTGCCACATCGATCGTGAGAAGTGGCGCGTAGTCCTCGCTGGCCACGCTGGCGATTTCACTGGCCGAGGCACCGGTGGCGAGCTGCCAATTGAGCTGGCCCGCACCACCCACTGCGGCCAATGCGCCAAGCGCAGCATCGGTGTCGGTCAGGTAGTCCAGTTCGGCTCGTGACAAGGTGCGCGCCAGTTCCCAGTACGGAATTTCCACCGCCAGCACCAACGCGGGCGGCAGCGGCTCCAGGGTTGGCTCGTCGATGATCGGTGGTGGCGGTGCCAGCACCGCGTTATCCAGCCCGAACACATCCTCCATCGCCTCGATGCGCCACTCAGATGACCCCAGTGTGCCGGTGTCGATGCCGGTCACGCGCACCACCATCTGGTCGATGCCCAAGCGCGGCCAGTTGAGCAGGAACACGTCACCGGGCAGCGGCGCGCGTTCCAGCGTGTCGGGTGCCACGGTCAGGCTCATCCGCGCCAGGGGTGAACCCAAAGCACGCAAATCTCGCAGCGCCAGACGCGCGGCCAGAGGGCCATAGTTGACACCTGGGTAGTCGCGGCGCTGATTGATCACGCCGCCTTGCAACTGGATGGCGGCCAGGTTCTCAACCGTGACCGTGGCATCACCGCCGGTTTGCCAGTCGGTGTAGACCACGGTCAGCTCGTTGGGCAGTTCACCCCATTGCGCGCGCTCGAAACGCTCCAGCCGCACGATCTCGTCCGGCCCTAACTGCGGCAGACTGTCGATCCAGTAGTCGTCGCGCAGCAGCTTGAGCTCAAACGTGCCCTGCTCAGGGTCGGTGTAGAGGATGCCGCCGATGTGGTCGATGACCTGACTGATGAAGCTCTCGATGGGCTGCTGGCGCGTCCAGATCAGATTCAGACCAAAGCCTTCGTCCGACAGGGCCCATGCTGCATTCCAGAAGCTCCAGCCGATGCTGTCCTGCGGGTAGCCCATGCCCCAGTGCGGATCGGTCAGGCATTGCACCAGGATGTGGGCTGGGTTCATGCCGACACTGATCTCGCGGCCCTGATTGTCATCCCAGGCACGGACTTCGGCGTTCCACTCCATCCACGGGTAGTCGTTCCAACCCGCCGTGAAACGGCGCACGCGCACTGCCCACGGCTTGATGTAGGGGTTGTTGGCCGCGAACAGGATCTTGCGCGCAACCAAGGACAGCACGCCCCGGAAGGCTGGAATGGCGCTGCCAAGGCGGCTCATCAGATAGTCGTTGCGTCCCTGTCCAGGACCGCCGGGCAGTACATCGATGTTGCCGACCACGCCACCTTCACGCTCGTCACCACCAAACAGTGTGGGCTTGTTGATGCTGAGAGTGGTCAGGCCGTGCCCGCTGGACAGCGGCGCACGGTCGGCATCACCCCACGCAGTGCGGTCGCCCATCTGGATCTCCTGCACGGCATCGACCGGCCCCTGGCATAGCACCAGGTGCAATCCCATCCGGTAGCGGTAGCCGACGGTTTGCTTCTTGCTGCTGCCACCCATCAGTGCATCTCCTGCCGGGTACGCGCGTGCTCGACCACGCGCAGCGCCATCGCGTCATTCGTGGCCAGCAGGGTTTCGGCATCAAGTCCCTTCCGCAGAAAGGCGCGGAAGTCCAGGCCATGCCGCTCGAACCATGTACGCGAGCCGTTCACGCACAGGCCGACGGCGCGCACGTCGTCGATAGTGACGATCACGCTGGTGCTCATTTCTTGCCGCCTTTCTTGCGGATCGGCTCGGCTTCCAGATCGCCGTACCAGACCACGTTCGCGCCGCGCAGCAGCACGGTGCCGAACACGACGGGAATCGGTCTGCCTTCTTCTGCGGTTGGGGCATCGACATCGGACAGCGATGCCGGTTTGGGCTCGGGCGGCTTCGGCGCGAGCGCGACCGAAACCAGCGCCGCCACCACGATGACGACGAGGTACCACATGGCGATTTCTCCGGGGATTCAGAACACGCCCGTCGAGAACGGGTTCTTGCTTGGGATGGCGGGAAAGCCGCCGTAGTTGTCGAGGTTGTCGAAGCGCGTCTGACAGGTGGCCGTGCTGTGATCGCAGCCGACGGTCAGCAGCACTTCCGTGCCGGGCTCAAGGGCCGCTGGATACAGCAGCTCGACGCCGCTGCCGTAGTCGCCGATGATCATGTGGCGCGCACCGTCCGGGGTTTGTAGCCAGCCACCGGCCAGGCCGCCGCTGACCCAACCCGGTACACCACCATCGAGTTCGACACTGCGGCCATAGACCTCCAGGACGATGGCGCTGGCCGTAATCGGCGAAGCCCCGCAGGCCGCGGAATACAGAACGTGGGAGCACTTGCGGCTGTAGAGCCGCCGCAATCCGATACGTTTGAGACTGACTTGCGCCGACTCGCAGCGAACGCGAGCGACATCGTCAGCGACATCGACGCCCAGCACCCGGCCCATCCAGCGCGTGCCGGAGATCCACCAGTAGTCGCCCCAGGTGTCGCGCCGTCCGATCCGCAAGGTGACCGAGGTGGTATCCCCGGTGAGCGACGTGGCCAGCAGGTGGCGCACCAGATCGCAGTTCGGCGGCAGTTTCAGATCCAGCGCCGATTTGGCGGCCTCGGCACCCAGCGCCAGTTCGTTGCGTTCGATGGACAGGCTTGCGTACAGATTGCCATCGAGGTCGACATCGAATTCGTGCGGCGTCAGGTAGAACTGCGCGCTGTTGCTGGCGAAGGCGTATAGCTCGACTTCCAGCAAGGGATTCTGGCTCATCGTGCTTACTCTCCCTCGTAGGTTTGACGGTCATTGCCGCGTGGTTCGGGCAACTGACGCGCTGTCAGGGTGATCTCCAGCAGCGTCGGGCTGTGCCAGTACAGATCGATGGCATCGTGGTCGAGGCGGCAGCGCACGAGGCGAATGACGCGGCTGCCCGTGGGCACCCAGTCATCGAGGCCCGAGCGCAGCACCAGCACACCGCCTTGATCCAGATGGCAGGTCGCCGTCAGGGCGTACTGCCTATAGCCGTCTGGATGCACGATCAAGCAGGCGGCGGGGCGATGCCAAAAATCCGAAATTCGCGCGGAGATGTCTTTGCCTTCCACGCGCAGGTAGCCATCTTCGGGATCGGCCTCTGCCGTCACCCACAGGATCGGAGCCAAGCCATCGGGCAGCCAGAAGGCTTCCAGACGGCCTTGGGTTTGCCACAACCGCGCCCGCCAGATCTCGATTTCATCGAGTGAGCTGGCCAGATAGCGCCGTTGCAAAGCTGTCGTCGCCCAGGGATCGTCCCGGCGCACCCACGGATCTGCAGGCGAGAAGTCTTGTCGGGTGATCGTGGCTTGCGCGACGGTCGTCGGATCGTCACGCCAGTTGCCATCGGGCCAGACCGGAATCTCGTCGAGCCACGCGTCGTCGAGTGCATCCATGTCCGGCGTTTGCGCGGGCGTGACAGTCGTGGTGACGCTGCCGCCGACCATCCCCGGCACCCACTGGGTCAAGTCCGCCGGATCGACAGCGCGTCCCCACACCAAGGGCATCACGCTGCTACCGGCTCCGGCAGCACGCGCCAAGGGTTCGGCCAGCCACAGCAGATCGGTTTCCACGTCGCTGAGTTGGGCAACTTGCCAGCCCTCGGGCGCAATGATCAGCACCCAGCGTTCGTCGCTGTCCCAGCCCTGCACGCCGTCATAGGTCAGACGCAGCGCGGCAGCCGGTGGGCCAAAGCGCCGCCAGTCAGCCTCCGACACCCCGAGATTCAGCGCGCCCTCCTCAGCGTTCTCAGTGAGATGAACGGCGTACTGTGGCAGGGGCCACCACGCGGCCTGGCCCAGATGATCGGCCAGCCAGTCGGCCACCAGGGCATCGGTCTGGCGGGCGTTGCCTACTTTGTAGGTGAGCCAGCGCCGGGGAATGCGGCGGCGTGCCTGCCGGGATTCGTTGCCGCTGGCCAGCCGCGTGACGCTGGTCTGCCACTCCAGCCGTTCGACGAGGGGCTCCATCCAATCATGACGGAAGGCAAACACGCCGCGTTGCGCATCCGGCCAAGGCTGGTCGCCAAAGGCATTCATACCGGTGGCGACGATGGCGCTCGAGGCCGTGTCCCGGCGCAACACTTCGACCAAGAACGTCGGTGCATCGATGGGTGGCCAGGGGCCCGCCAAGGATTCCGCCAGCAGGCTGGCCGCCAGATTGGGCGGCAGCGGAGCGACAGCTGTTTCCGGCGTGAAGCTGGCTGCGCTCGCCCCGAAGGTGGCGCGCGAGAGCACCTCACTCTGAAAAACGGGTAGTTCGCTTCCCGGCGTTGGCTTGCTGGAAACCTCCGCGAGGTCTTGAACGAGGACGCGATCCGTCATGCCGACTCCACGCCGAACTCAGCGGCATTGAAGGCGGCCTCCGTCCACTGCACGTTGCCGTTTGGATTACGCTCGAACAGCGTGCTCTGCCAGGCCAGTTGCTCCTGCAGGATGATGTCGGTGCTGACGGCACTTTGTGCACCACTGACCACGAGGCCTTTGACCTTGCCCAGACCGGCGTCGGTCTTGCGGGCCAGCATCGTGAGCTGGACGCCGTAGATGGCGGGCGTGGCCATCACCGGCAGCGGTTCGACATCGAAGGACTGGCGCAACCCCACGTTCGGCGCATTGATCGCCGTAGCTTCGTCCTCGTCGCTCACGGCTTCCCATGCGGCGGTAGCGACCGGGCTGGCCGTCCACTGGTTCAGGCTGCCATCGGCCTGTGCCTGCAAGGCATCGACGCGCACATCACCGAGGAAGGTGTTGTTGATCGTGCCGCTGGTGTCGGCGATATAGAAGTCGTCGACGTCGATGGTGAGCGGACAGCTCTGGCCGGGCACGGCACCCACAAATGCCGTGAGCAGTTGGCCACCGCCCTGGATGGTGTTCTGCGCAGTCATCTGTATGGCCAGGATGCCGTTGATGCGCACTGACAGAATGCCGTTGCTGGTGCCTTGCGTAACCTGCAACTCGATGTAGTGCCAGCCGCGCGCCGGAGCGCTTGCGACTGAGACAGAGATCAACTGGTCATAGCCGTATTGCCAGCGGTAGAGCTTGAGCCGACCGTCCTCGCCGATTTTCACGAGATGCGCGACCTGCGAGTTGGCGTCACGCACGCCCAGCAGCAGTGGCTCGGTGTAGGTGTTTTCAAAGGAGACCACGCGAATGGCCGCCCCGACGATCAGGCTGGTCTTGGTGGCGTCGAGGTTCTTGACGTAGCCACCACCAGAACCTTCCGGCAAACGCAGGGCATAGGAGGACGGACGACGGCCATTGATCCTGGTGGCCTGCGGTGACAGATACGCCGCTTTGCCACGCGCAAGCCACGGATCGCCAAAGCTGTCCACGGCCTGCGGGTCGTAGTGATCGAAACCGTCGATGAACAGAAGTGCCATGTGGACTTTCCCCTCAAAATTCAGCCTTGGAGCGCCGAGCGGATGGCCCGCGCGTTGCGCCCGATGATGTTGACGATGACCCGCTCTCCGGCAGGCGACTGCAGGTGGTCGTGGGTCACGCCGGGATCGATGGCGTTGACGATGCGCACCGCTTGATTCATCTGCGGCTGTGCGGGTGGCACTTTGACCTCCGGCACCAGACCACCGGCAGCAAAGGCCAGCTCGCCGCCTTTAAAACGCGGGCCGACGGACAAACCGTTGAGCGAGTCAAGGAAGGCCACGCCGACCTGGCGCACGGCGGCCGCCCGCACCACGTATTCACCTGCGGACAGGCGCGCCGGGATCGAGTCCGAGGTGGCACTACCCGGGCCGGAGACCAAGCCACCACCCGCGAATTTCTTGATGCCGCCCAGCAGCGCCATTACAGCGGCCACCATCGCCACCATTGCGGCAATGGCCAGTCCCGGGCCAACGATGGGCACGGAGGCTTGCGACGCTGCGGCACCAGCACCGGCCTTGGCGGCATCCATCGACACCACGGCGGTGGTTTCGGTGGTCTTTTGCGCGACTTTGGCCGCGCTGGCCGCCGCATCGACGGTTTGCTCCTGCTGGATGAAACCGAGCTTGAGCGCCAGCATCCGCGCCTGCATGGCGATCCATTGCTGGAAAGGCTGAATCACGATCTGCTGCAGGAAGGCGTCGGCCACCTGCTGGAACAGGCTGGCCATCGCGCTGCGCCAGGTCTGCGCGCCGGTGATCATCCCGTTGAGCGCGCCTCCAAAACTCTCGCCGATGCGGTTCCACAGCGGGGTCATTTCATCGACCGTGAGCCGGGTGCGCTCCAGTTCATTGCGCCACGCCTGCACGCGGATCACAGCATCCGGCCCGATGGCCTGCGCCGCCTGTTGCATGGTCGGCAGCAGGCGCTCCATCTCGGTGGCCGATTGCTGCTGCAAGGTCACGATCTGTTGGCGCGTCTGCGCTTCGGTCAGCAGACCGGCCTGCTGCTGGGTCTGGATCGACTCCTGCGCATTGCGCATCCGCTCGGTGACCTGCCGCCACTGGACTTCCAGTGCGGAGAGGTTCGCTTGCGCGGCCTTCACGTCGATCAGCCGGTCAACGAGCGACACGCCGTCGGCATCGCTTTCTGCCGCCAGGCGCGCCCGCAGATCCCGGTAGCTGCGCTCGATGGCCGATTTGCGGTCGGCATCGGTTGCGGTGCTGGTGATCTGGGCCAGTTCTTCACGCGCCTGCGCCAGGGCATCGGCCAGCTCACGCTCGGCTTGCGCGGCCTTGCGCGCATTGGCCTGCTCGATGTCCGTGCGCCGGTTGTTGAGCGTGATCAGGTCGGCTTCCGCCTTGGCGACCTCGGCCTTGGCTTTCAGTCGGTCGTTCTCCGACTTGCCGGTGCTGGCGACTTGCTGACTGCGGCCCAGCTCCTGCTGCTTGCGCACGACCTCGGCATCGACCTCACGCTGCTCGATGGCCGTTTTTTGCGCGTAGTAGTCGCGCACCGAGATCAGACGATCCTCAAGCGCTGCATCCAGCGCGGTTTGTTGCCGCGCCAGTCCGTCCTTGAGCAGCGTGAACTCGGCATCCAGCTGCGCTTTCATCAGCGTGGTCTGCGCGCCAATGGAGTCCTGCGCAGCCTTGCCCGCTTTGGGTTTGGTCAGCCGCTGCAACAGTTCCGGATCGGCCTGAATTCGGGGTGCCTTGACCTCGATGGGTTTGGGGTCGAACAGGCTGTCGCGGAAGGACGCCAGTTCATCGAGCCGCTGGATCAGGCTGCCTTTGAGGTCGGCGATGATGGCCTTGGCCCCGTCGGTGTTGCCCTTGAGCGCTTCGACCGCCGCCGCGACACCGCCACCAATCGCTTCACCCAAGGCGACGAAGGCCTTGCCAACCGTAGCGACACCGAGCGCCAGGGTCTTGAGCACCAGCACCACGCCGTCCAGGATCACGCGCAGCGTGCCGCCTTGCTTGGCCGACTCGACCATGCCACCGGCCATGTCATTCAGCGCAGGCAGCAAGGACGCGATGATCTGATTGCCAATGCTCTGGGTGGCCAATTTCAGCTTGTCGAGCGCGTCGTTGAAGTTGCCTGCCTGCGCGGCGGTGTCGGCAGACAACTGCAGCCCGAGTTCAGCGGCCTCCTGCTTCAGCGCACCGATGCCATCCCGTCCTTGGTTGAGGAAGGGGATCATTTCGGCACCGGCCTTGCCGAAGATATCGACCGCCAGCGCCGCCTTCTCCGCGCCATCTGGCATGGCCTTGAAGCGATCGGCCAGATCCAGCAGCACCTGTTCGCTGTCGCGCAAGGTGCCATCCTGGTTCTGCACCGCCACGCCCAGCGCACCGAACTTCTGCGCGGACGTTTCCGAGCCGGTGGCGGCCTCCAGCATGCCGGTGGCCAACTTCTTGAGCCCGGCTTCGAACTTTTCGGTGGAAACCGCCGACAACTCGGCGGCAGGCACCAGCAGCGACAGCGATTCGACGGCGATGCCAGTACGCTGCGCCATCTCGTCCAGTGCATCGGCTGAGTCGATGCTGGACTTGATCATGGCGCCGATGCCCGCCAACGAAACGCCAACGCCAAGGTTGGCCAGCACGCCGTTGACACTCTTGGCGGTATCGGTGAGGCCGCCCAAGCCCCGTTTGATCGAGTCGAAAGCGGTCTTGGTCTGGTCGACGGCACTGATCAGGATTTGGGCACGATTGCTTGCCATCAGACTTTGTCCAGTTCTTGTTGAATCGCCCGCGCCAAGGCAGGTAGTGCGCGTTGCACGCCACCCGCCAGATTCAGTCGTCGTTTGAGATCGACGCGCTTGACCAGCACGGCGATGGGAATCTCCTGGCCACGCTTGATCTGCTTGGCCCCGGTACGACCACGCTCGGCACGCTTGAAGCGGCCCAGCTGCCCGGCGTTCTCTTTGATGTTCTCGGCCATCAGCAGCACGCGTCCGTTCTTCTCGATGAAGAAGGCATTGCCCGAGCGCATCAGGCCGTCAATGACCGCCTTGAAGCGCTTGGGGCCGATGCGCCCGGGCAGCAGCGGTATCAGCAAATTGCCGCTCACCGTGCCGCCTTTTTCATGCAGACCGAGCCAAGGAATCTTGCTGCCCACCAGCAAGGCGGGCAGCAGTTCGGGCTTCTTGTCGAACACCTTCACGCCCATCGAGGAGATGAAGCTGTTGCGCTTGACGGTGAAGGCACTGCGCATCTCGGATCGCGCCGCATCACGCACTTCACGCCCGCCCGATTGCATGCCCTTGGCGACAGCGGTGTGGATAGCACGACGCCGCTCGGTGCTCCACGCCGCCAACTGGCGCGGGTCCAACAAGCCGGTGGTGGTGAGCGAGAGGCGCATGGGTCAGTCCTTGAGCAGATCGCGTTGCAGTTGTTCGATGCCACGCTTCTCGCCCTGGGCTGCCACGGCATGAATGCCGAGCAGCTGGGCAAGCTGCTGCCGTTCGATCTGGCCGTCGGCATCCAGAAAGGCTTGCGCCTGCGTGAGCGTGTAGGCCATCACGTCGCCAAGGCGGTGCCCGGCGCGGATCAGCCGGGCGACGGCAGCGTCCCAGCCGAGTTCGTCAGCGAGCGCAGCGTCGGTGCGAGTCGCTGGGCCGCGCCCTGAATCGCCGGTACGACGTGCGCCACGAAAAAATCCGCGTTGACCTCGAACACGGCGGCGGCCAGTTGCACTGCGTCCTCTAGCGACAGGTCGTTGATCCACGCGCGTTCACGCCGGGTGGTGATCGCCAGCAAATCCAGCACGGCATCGCCGTGCCGTCCCAGCAGCGCCATCCAGTCCGGATCGCTGGTGACTTCCTCGGCCAGCGGGCGCACCACGGCCAGCAGCCGCGGCAACTCACCCAGCCGGATCGGCGTCAGTTCCAGCGCGGTGCCGGACAGCGTCACGACCACAGGCTCAGGGGGGAAAGTCTTGAAGCCGTCCATCACAGCAGCACCAGACGTCCGAACTGACCGAGATCACCGCCGACTGGCTTGGTCAGATCCGCCAGTACTTGGCCCGACAGCTCGAACTTCAGCAGTTCGTCCGTGATGATCGAGAGTTCCTTGGCCGGGTTGATGGCCACGCGGTAGAGGTCGATCACCACCTCGCGGTTGCCGTCGGCGGTGTTGAGCCCCTCGAAGCGAATCCAGCGCTCGGGCAAGGGCTGGGTGAACATCGCCGTGCTCTGCGCCGCGCCATAGGCGTAATCGACGGTGAACGGCTCGGTGTACGGGCCGCCCGACGTGGCATCGAGCACCACCAGTGAACCGTGCTTGGCATTGACGCTGTACTGGCTGACCGGGAGCGTCTTGGGCGTGGCATCCGAGTCCTGGATCTGCACGGCGGACACGTTTTGCATGGCCAACGGATACAGACTGCCCGGGGTGACCGGGTTGGGCAGCAGTTCACCGGTCACCGTACCGGGGGTGATCGTGGTCGTGGTGCCATAGAGCGCGAGCGCCAGGTTGGTGGCGATCAGCTCTTCCAACGTGCAGGCGAACTCGCCTTTCTTGGTCTTGATGAGTTGCAGGTCGGTCAGGCGCTGACCCGACTGCGCTTCCTGGTGCTCGATGGTGTCCACCGACAGCGACACCTTCAGCTCGGGCACGTTGCCGACGAAGGTCAGTCCGGCCGGGTTGCCGAGTTCATCACGTGCGCCGATGTAGACGCGGCCTTGTCCGGAAAAGTAAGCCATGTTCAGTCTCCTTGGGTGGCTGCAGTTGTGGAAACACCGGACGTGGCATCACGGCGGGTGGGTTTGGAATCGGTGGCGGGGGTGGCCGCTTTGGCCGTGCCTTGTGTGATCAGCCAACGGGCGCTGGCGTCATTCAGATCAAGGCGATCACCCACGGCGAGGCGCTTGCCTGCGTGGGTATGGGGTTTCAGTAGTTCGATGGAGAGGGTTTGCATAAGGGGTTCATCCTGTTTGGGTGAGGTCGATGGCGTGGGTGCGGTAACGGATCTCGTAACGGGCGGGCAGCGCGACGGCCCCGGCGTCGGCGTCGTCGAACTCCCATTCGCAGTCGATCTCGCGCACGGCGATGACCAGACCGCCCAGATTCGGGTCGGCGAGCATTGCCGCGTGGGCCGCGACCAGCGCCTGGTCGGCGACGTCGAAGGCATCCGCACCACGTGCCACCACGGCAAGCCGGACGATCAGCAGCCGGTCGACCAGGTGGTTGGCGTGGGCGGTGATGCTGTCGCCATCAACGAACAACAGCAGCGCGGGACTGGCCTCTCGGGTGACCGGCACGGCAGGCATGCGCAGCACCGGTGTTGGGGCAATCGCAGATGCCAGGCGCGTGACGATCTCCCGCAAGACGCGCTCGCGGACGGAGTTCATGGGGAGTTCCTCAGAGTTGGGAGAGCGAGGCGCGACGCTCGGTGCCGTCGCCGATGGCGCGCACGTCGCGCACCTGATAGGTATTGCCTGCCACCTCGACCGTGTCCCCGGCTGCCAGCGTCAGCCAGGACGCCGGGTAGTCGATCTGGTAGTCCCGCGATAGCGCAAAACCATCCAGCACGGTTTCGTCCGGGGCACGAAAGGCACAGTGGACTGTGGTGCCAGCTACCGTGACGGGGGTCAGCAGTCCTGCACTGCGGGCTGCCTCGTACAACGTCGCGACATCCATCAGGCGGCAACGAGCTTGATCAGCACACCCGGTCGGTGGCACATCGGCAGCGGGTTGCTCTGCGTGTGCAGATCAGTGCCCCGGTCGAATTTGCGCGGCTCCTGCTTGGCATACAGCGGCCGGCCGATGGTGTTCACGGTCTCGTTGAAGTCTGCTGGCGCGAAGTAGGTCGCGAAGGTATCCACCGTGCCGACCGGGAAGGCATGGGCTTCTCCTGCGGCAATGAAGCGGCGCGATCCCAGCGTGCCGTCGGCTTGCACAAAGGACGCCTGGCCACGGTATTCCTCGAAGGTGATGCCGCTGTAGCTGAAGCCCGAGCGCATGTCGTTGATCAGCACCGCGCCCTGCTGCCAGTTCTGGTAGGCGGTCTTGACCTCCTTGTGGGTGGTCAGCGCCCGGAAAAACTCGGTCGAGCACAGCACATGCACGCCGGTCGAGAACTCGCCGGTGAGTCCATCTTCCATGAGGCCCAGCAACTCCAGGCAGGCAGTCTTGATTTGCCCGTTGTCGGCCGCCGTCGAAAACTCAAACGACACCGATTGCGCAGTGATGTCGAACTCGTCGAACAGATCGACGAGTTCACTGCCGTCGGCGTCGAGGATCTTGCCCTTGAGCGCGCCCATGCGCAGATGCTCCAGGGTGATCGCGTGCTTGTTGCGCATGGTCTCCAGATGACGGGCCATGACACCGCCGATGGCTTCCATTTCGGTTTCGGAACCGAAGGCGCGCAGTCCTTGCACTTCCTCGGGCAGCACCACGTCGTCGTGGGGGATGTGCGGGATCACGAAGGAGCGCAGGTTGCGCTTGCCACGTTCACCCACCGTGCCGGGCGAACCGGGCGCCCGGGTGGGCAGCAGGTTCAGACGACCGGCGTACTCCTCGACGATGATCTGCCGGGTGCGCACCGGCTTGGCCGGGAACAGGTTGAGTTGCTCCAGCCGCCCATAGCGGTTGGGCAGGAGGTTGATGGCGGCCGTCAGGCTGGCCATCGAGAAGCCGGGGTTTTCAAAAGGGTTCTGCATTTGTGATCTCCAGAAATGACGAAACCCGCCAGCGGCGGGTTTTGGGGGGAGTGAAACGGAGCGTTGGAAGTGGGTCAGGCGCGGGTTTTAGGCACTCTCGCGGGCCAGGACTCCACGTTCTGCGAGTTGCTTGATGGCCGCCACTTTGTGCGCAGTGCTGATGCCTGTCGGCCAGACCAATGCGCCGCGCGCGACGATGGCGTGGCGGGCGATCAGGATCGCGTCCTCACGGTCGATCAGCGTCGCATCGACGTCATTGCCGAGCACGCCGACGGCGGTTTCCGTGCCGTCCGAAGCGCTCGGGTCGATGGCCTTGAGCTTGGCGGTAGCCGTTTCGCGGCCCACCACGGTACCCAGCGACAGGTTCTGCGCGGCCGCGACGGTGTCCTGGTCACGCGAGTAGAGATTCGGCGCTTCGTACTTCAACAGGTCGCCGAGATTCTTGGGTTGAGAGACAGTGGGCATGGCTTACTCCTTGGCGGTGAGTTTCTTGACGGCAGCGACCACCGGACTGTTTTCCGGGTGCTGGCTGGTTCCTGCCTCGGCGGTGATACGCGAGGCAATTTCGGGTTGGTCGGCACGGTCGTCGAGCAAGGCGCGGCGCACCTGCGCTTCCGAGAAGCCTGCTGCGAGGAATTCCGCCGTGCGTTGGGATTGGCCCGCGATCAGGCACATCTCTGCAATGGCCTGAGCTTGGCCGCGCCCGCTGGCGAAGGACTGCGCCAGTGCGGCTTGGGCGGCAGGCGTAGGTTGCGGATCGCTGTCGGTCTGCGGCTGGTCGCCCTGTGGGTCGGTGTCGGCCGGATGGCTCGGGTTTTCGTGGTCGTCTTTGGGGTCGGTCATGGTGTTCTCCAGGGTGAGAGGTTTGCTTCGGGGCGGGTTTGAAATGGCTTGCGCGGACAGGCTTCGCGGCGAGGCGCGGGCCACGCCGGGCTGCGCCAGCCGCTGCTTGGCCGCCAGCGCGTCGGTGAACTCGGTCATCACCGCATCAAACGGCATCACTGCGTCGGCGAGGCCTGCTGCCACCGCCTGCTCGCCGTAGAACAGCCCCGCCTCGGTGGCGCGCACGGCATCCGGATCGAGGCCGCGCATCTGTCCGACCTGATTCACGAAGATGTCGTAGAGACGATCCACCTCGGTCTGCAACGCGGTAGTGGCCTGGGGAGTGAGTGGCTCGTGCGGGGAGAAATCGTTCTTGTGGCTGCCCGCGAAGACAGCGGTGTAGTTCAGGCCGTCTTTGGCGTCCTTCACCGACTGGTCGACGTGCAGCGCGATCACACCAATCGACCCGACGCCAGCGGTCTGCGACAGCGTCAGGCGCTGGCAGGCAGCCGCGATGGCAAAAGCTGCCGAGTACGCGGCATCGTTGGCGTGCGCCCAGATCGGCTTGATGGCGCTGGCAGCGCGGATGCGCTCGGCCAGTTCGAACACACCCGAGGCCTCGCCGCCGGGCGAATCCAGATCGAGGAGGATGCCCGCCACCTGTGGGTCGGCCAGCGCGGCGTCCAGTCGGGCTTCGATCTCGCCGTAGGACATCAGGCCAGAGGCGGCTTCGATACCCATCGAACGTCTGACCAGCGTGCCGACCACCGGGATGACGGCAATGCCCGCCTGACCCGATGTGGCGCTTTGGCGCGGCATGGGCAGTGGCATCGCCATGTCCAGATCAGGCAAGCCGATGCGGGAACCCAACACCGAGAGGATCACATCGAGTTTGGGACGTGCAATGAGGAGTGGCGTCCCGTAGAGGCGGGACGCCAGATGAACGAGTTGCATGTCAGTTGTCCTGTTGGTCTTGCGGCACGGCCACCGTGGCGGCCGCATTCATGGGAGCGCCCAATGCCGATGGTTGTGGCGCTTTGTCGTGACGCGGGTCGGAGTCGAAGACCAGACCGAGCGCATCGGCACGCTGGTTGTCGGCGGCGATCTCGCGGTCGATGTCCTCGGCGTCGTAGCCAAAGGCCGAGATGGCTTCCGAGCGAGACAGCAGCCCGGCGCGAATGGCGATCAGCATCGCGTCGAATTCCTTCTTGGGATCGACCCACTGCCAACCCTGTGGAATCCATTTGGCCGCGAAGTAGTCGCGCTTCTTCTCGGTGAACTGCGGCAGCGCCAACGCGCCTTCAAGTAGCGCCTGCTCCATCCAGGCACGCCAGATCGGGCGGCACAGCTGGTGGACGATCACGCCGTGCTGGATGGCCTCACAGCGGCGGCGAAACTCCAGCAGCCCGGCCCGGATCGACGAGTAGTTCACTTGCGTCAGGTCGCCGGTCAGCATCTCGTAGGTGATGCCCATCGCCGCTGCCACCGCCCGGAACTGCATGCGCAGGAATTCGGCGTAGCTCGCGCCAACGTCGGCTGGCTGACTGAACTTCACGTCCTCGCCGGGCTCCAGGATCTGCATCGTGCCCGGCTCCAGCCCGGCCAATGCCGCTCCGCTGGCATCCGGCAAGCCTTCACCCATCAGGTTGTCCTCAGGTGACAGGCGCGTGATGAAGCCCGCGAACATCGCGGCGGTTTTCTTGCGCACGAGCTCGGCGTCGTCGTACTGGTCGAGTTCGTTGAGTTTCACCAGGGCGCGCGCCAGCCACGGCTCGCCCCGTATCTGTCCGGGGCGCAGCACGCGGTAGAGGTGCATGATCTCGTCCGCCGGCACGCGCACCGTGTCCTGGCCGCCTTGTCCGGACATCGGGGAAAGCCGGCCGTCCTCCGGATGCGAGCGGTACAGGTGATACGCCACCCGCCGCCCCATCGAATCGAATTCGATGCCGGAGCGCACGACATTGCCGGACGGCAGTTCCGTGTTGAGATTCAGCGGCAGGTGTTCGGCCTCGAGCAACTGCAGTTGCAGCGGCACGACCAGACCGTCCTCGGGGCGGCGGGGGCGCAACCGGATCAGACATTCACCCCCTTCGCACATCGCCCGGGCAGCCAGCGCCTGCAGGCCGTAGAAATCGGTCTGCCCGCTGGCGTCGGCCTGCTCGGTCCAGTCGCGCCACAGCGCTTGCACGTCAGCGCGGAAGGTTTCGTCCTTGGCCATCGACTGCGGCTTGATGCCGGTGCCGACTGCGTTGGACACGAAGGCTTCGATTCCGGCGTTGGCCCAGGCGTTGCGGCGCACCAGGTCACGCGATTTCACACGCAGCTCGTGGGAGGTCGCCAGCATGGCGGCCACGGCGCCCGGATTCCCAGGCATCCACGCAAGGGCTCGCCGCCCGCGTCCGGCTGCTTCGTGAACAGGTGACGGGCCGAACAGGCTGCGGATTTTGGAATACCACGCCATGTTCAGAACCCTTTGCCGGTGGTGACCCGGATCTGGCGTGGCGCGCCAGGCCACAGTCCGGTGTCCACGGCCTGCTCGAAGAGGTCGCGCTTGACCGCGCGAATGGCGGCCTGGAGTTCATCGACGCTGCGGTACTCGACGGTCTTGTCGCCAAAGGTCACGCGCTTTTCGCCTCTGACCAGCGCGGCTTCCAGCGCCTCGAGATGTGCTTGTGTGTAGGCCATCAGCGGAACACCGTGAGGTTGATTTCAGAGGAATCGGAAAACGACGCTGAGGTCGTCGCGCAACTGATGTCGACGAACTGGGCGGTCTTCTGGTCGGTGCTGGATCGCACGATGGCAATGCGCTGCGTGCCGCTGTTGGTGCTGCTGCGGGCAAGCGCCGTCCAGCAATAGTTGGCGTCGGGCATGGCAACGGCGAAGGTCACGCGGTAGCGGCCTGCCGCCGTCCGGGTCACGCTGGCCACGTTGTGCGACGAGCGCACGACGATCTGGTTGCCGACGTAGCCGAAGCACACCCACGCCTGGGCGAGGCCTGGGTGGGTCGCGTCGATCTTGGTCTTGACCTCCAGCCCCACACGACTGGCAAGCAGCGAGATGCGCGATGCGAGGCTCATCAGACCAGCGCGCCTTCGAACACCGCGACAAAGTCGGTGTCGGTGTTGCCAATATCGCTGGCGGCGACCGCGCCGATGTTGCTGCGCGCCTGTGCCTGCTCCGGGGCGGTCAGCGTCTGAGCGGCGTCGAAACGCACGCGGTTGTTCACCGCCGTCAGCAGCGCGTCCAGGCCACTGGTGCCGTTTTGCAGCAGCTGCTGGATCTCCAGCAGCGTGTCGTAGGCGGCGTCCGCTCCACCGAGGATTTCCGCCTTGAGCGCGTCGAGCAGCGTGACGATCTTGCTGGACGAATAGGTGCTGGTAGTGGCGACCTGCGCATCGTCGATCACCGCCGAGGAAACGACGGCCGCCTTCAATTCGTTGATGGCGGCGACCAAGCTGGATTTGTCGGTGGTGGTGAGGTTGGCCAGGTTGCCCGCCTTGGCGCGAACGTCGTTGAACTCCTGCGCGACGCGGATGACCAGGCTTTCGATACGGGTAGCAAGACTCATGTTTTCTCCTTGAGGTGTCAGGACAGCCAGCGGCTTTTGATCACGCGCCGACCGGTGTTGCGATTGCCAGAAACAGCGAGGCCACCGCGTTGGGTGGCCTCGTTGATCGATTCAGTAGGTGTTTCAAGGGCTGGCGGACCGGCCAGCCCCAGTTGTCGCTCCAGTTCCCGCCAGTGACGTTCCTCGAAGCGATCCAGACCCGCCGCCGATGCAGCCGCACGGGCGTAGACGTAGCAGTCGAGCGCCTCATTGCGTTCGCGCATCTTTTGCCACTCACGCACCGGGAAGCCGTTGCGGTCGCGGCGGGTGATCAGTTGCTCCGCGCAGAGTTGCTGGATGAACTCGGCGTCGATCTTGGGCAGATGGACGAACCCGGCCGGGAACACCGTGGTCAATCCGTCCTCGCCAACATCTGCGCTCTTGCGCAGGTTGTTGTAGAACTCCAGCTTGGCGATGCTGACTGCCACCGTGTACACCTTGATGCCACGGCGCAGCTTCTTGCCACCCTGCGAGACATCGATGGCCGTCGGCGTGCCGATCAAGGCTGCACCGCGAGGCACACCCTTGACCGCCATCACACGCGGATCGCGGCAGGCCCGCACAAAGGCATAGGCCTCCTGCGTGGCAAACCCGGTATCCAACGCAAAGCGCACCAATGGCATCGCCGCGCCAGAGGCGTGTGTCCAGGTTTCTGCCTGCATTTCAGCAAGGCGTTTCCACACCGTGTCGCGGGCGGTGTCACCCACCAGCACGCGATGCTCGATGAGCCACGACTCCTTGCCGCGCCCGAAGGCCCAAACCGATGCCTCGATGCGATCCTTCTGTACATCGGCCGCGCCGACCAGCAGCAGACCACCCTGCGGCACCGTGCCGACGCGGTAGTCCTCTCGGCGCTCGACCAGTCGTTGCCAGTCCGGGGCTTCACCTTCCTCGACCCAGGTTTCACCCAGCTCGGTGTTCTTGAAGGTCTTGATGGCGGCGGCCGATCCCGACTCTTTACTGACGGCGGCTTCCCACGCAGCGGCGATCTCCCGCCACGAGCGCCAGCCCACCGGGCTGTACAGCGATGACAGGTGAAAGCCTGCCGTCTTGCCCGTGCCATCGGTGATCATCGCGCGCCACTCGCCATGCTCCAGCATCCACGTCTTGTGATGCTCGGCAATCGCGGTGTCACATGACTCACAGATGTAGGCAGCGGTCTCCGCCTGCCCTTTGTCCCAACGCAGCTGCTCGAAACGCAGCCACTGCCTGTGCGAGCAATGCGGACACGGCACGAAGTAGCGACGTTGGTCACTTGCCTCGTACTCGCGTTCGATAGCCGATGCCCCTGAGATCGTCGGCGTCGAGACGATGAAGATCTTGCGCCGCGCGAAGGTGCGTGTACGCGCCTCGGCCAGCGAGATCGCATCCCCTTCACCCTCAACGTCCAACGGATAACCGTCGACCTCGTCGAGAAACAGATACCGCACCGGCATCGAGCGCAGGCCCACCGCGCTGTTGGCCCCGGTCATCACCAGCACGCCACCCCGGAACTCCTTAGCCAGGATGGTGTTGCCGGAATCCCGGCTGCGCGCCGGTGCAATCAGTTCAGCCAGTGCGGACGACTCCTCGATCAGCGGATCGATCCGCTGCTTGGAGTTGCGCTTGGCCATCTCCACTGTTGGCCACACCGCCATCATTGGACCGGGTGCGTGATGGATCACATAGCCGATCCAGTTCGATCCCATCTCGGTCGCGCCAAGCTGCGCCGCTTTCATGAAGACCACACGCTCGACCGGCGAGGTCGGCGACAGGCAATCCATGATGGCCTTCAGGTACGGGGTGCGGCTGGTACGCCAGCGCCCGGGCTCGGCGGACGCCTTGCTCGAGAGCATCCGATGGCGATCCGACCATTCGGACACGGTGAGCAGCGGGTCGGGAGTCAGTCCTTCGCGCCAAGCGCGTTCAATCTCGGCAGCGCCTTCATAGTCCATGTCCATCAATCCACCCTCGGGCGCATCTCGCCCAGTTCCTGCAGGTGCTCACGCACCGCCGCCTCCAAGGCGATGTGCATCGTGTGGGAATCGACGCCGAGCTTGGCTGCCATTTGTGCCGAGATACGTGCGGGCCAATTGAGCCACGCATCGCGCTCGGAACGCGCCAGCTTGAAAACATGGGCGATGGCCTGCGGCCGATCCACAAGCTCGCCCTTGAGGCGGGCCAAGCGCACCTTGTTGGTTTGCGCCTTGACCACCTCGTTGACCGTCCGCGCTTGCAACAAGGACGTGCCACCTGCTGCGGATGTTGCCAATGAGGATGCTTGCCCGTCTCCTGTGGCCCCGCTGGATTCCTGGACGGCGACCTTGACCGCGCGGGTGGCCGTGCCATTGCGCGGTGCATCGGAATTGCGCGCCCACTCGCGGTCGACGCGCTCGGCATCAATCGTTCCGTCTGCCTCCGGCGTGATCCGCCCAGCAGCGATGGCCTTGCGCACCGCTGCATCGGACACCCCTCGGTGGCGTGCGTAGGCACGAATCGAAATACCCATATTTCCCCTTCGGGGCACCTTCAATCATTTGTTCGTCATTCATGCGGATTGAGCTTGGCTTCCATCTGGAACAGCGCGTTCATACGTTCGTCATCAACACCATGAAAGGACACGGACATGAGCAAGCTCGAACAACTCCTGACCCAGATCGCGCAAAACAAGCTGGGCATTGAAACCCTGGAAACCCGCTGCTCGGACAGCCTCGATTTCCACGATGTAGCGGTCTGGTGCCTACGCGATGCGCTTGAAGCCGCCTTCAACGCGGGTCTTGAGCAGGGGCGCCATGCCAACCCGTCAGACAAGGCCAACACCTGATTGCGAAGCGAAGAAGCCAAGCAGAAAGCGCTTGGCTTCACTTGAGAACAGCGCGTTCATCACATCACCGTCCACTACATCGAAGGAGCAAAACGTGACCACCACCCAACTGACCCCTGCCCAGCACGCGATCCTGGCCCACGCGGTTGAACACACCAGCGGCAAGATCGACTGGTTCCCCGACAACATCAAAGGCGGCGCACGCAAGAAGGTGCTCGACGGACTTTTCAACCGCGCACTGATCACCACCGACGGCACCGACTGGTTTGTCGCTGCGGAGGGCTACGACGCCCTGGGCATTCCGCGTCCCAACGTGAACAGGAAGGGCATCGGTCAGTTCGAAGCCAATCTCGACCGGATCATCGCCAACGCTGAAGGCGCGCCTGCGGCCGCGAGCGATCCCGAACTGGAAGCCTTTGTTACCGCCGCCGAAGCCACGTGGGTCAAGCCGCGCACCCGCGAGAACAGCAAGCAGGCCGAAGTGATCCGGATGCTGCAACGCCCCGAGGGTGCAACCATCGGCCAGATCTGCACCGCCACCGGTTGGCAGGCGCACACGGTGCGCGGCACCTTCGCCGGAGCCTTCAAGAAAAAGCTCGGCCTGAACATCGTCTCGGACAAGCCGCAGGGTGGCGAGCGGATCTACCGCATCGCATGAAAACGAGCACAGTGAGTTTCGGCAAAGCCAAAAAGACGGCGAGAGGAGCCATGAATAGCTTGGCTTCTCTTCCCACCAGCGCGTTCATACAGATGTCGTGATTGACGACGCCATACCAGGAGAACCGCCATGAGCACCATGACCATCACGATCGAACGCACCCCACGCACCCTGCAGTTCGCAGGCCAAAACCTCCAGGTCGAAGAGTTGAGTATCCGCCTGCCGTTTGCACGCAAACCTGCCGACCTCGGCGAACTTGGCGGTCGCGACCAGCACAAGGTCTACGTCACCGAGACCAAGGAGCTCACCCCTGCCGAATTCGACGCCTTTGGGCGCAGCCTGCTGGTGTCACGCGACTGGCTGCGTGGCAAGGGTGGCGGCACTGGCGACGGCTACCTCTGCGTCGAGGTCACTGCTCCCGGACGCCCTTACCTCTACGTCAATCCCGAGGGCGGTGATTACGCCCGCTACGTAGCCCGTCTCGGGTGATCGAAATTGATCGAGAAAGAAGCCAGGAACAGCTTGGCTTCTCAATCGAACAGCGCGTTACTACAGGTGTCGCAACGATCAACCCGGAGAAAACACCATGACCACCAACCAGATCCCCGGCACCCAAAACGAAGCCTGGGGTTTTTGGGGCACGATGAACGAACACGCCAGCGCCGCATGGCCCCTGGCCATGAACGCCATTTCGGATGCCACCCACCAGCCCCTCGAATCGGTGCGGATCTTCCTCGACAGTCGCCACGGACGCCACTTTGCCGACGACGTCCAGAACGGTTTGCACCAAGGCCAAGCCTTGCAGGATGCGATCAAGGCCGCCACCCAACGTTGGATGGGCTGGACGATTGGCCGCCAGACCAGCAAACAGTACGGCATCCCACGCGGCCTGCCTTACCTGACAGGCTTTGTGATCCACTGCGAAATCTGCGAAGAGATGGCTGCCTGATGACAACGCTCGCCACCGAACGCGAGCAGGCGCTGCGTTGGCTGATTGCCAACCGGCGTCCAGACGTCTCCATCGAGCAGGCCGTGCGCGTCATGTGCATGGCACTGCCGCGCGATCTCACCACCCTACAAATCCTGCGGCGCATCACCGAGGAAGAAGAGGCCAAGCAGCCCGGCCAACCATTCAACTGGCGCACAATTCCTGGTCTGCTGCCTCGCGGATAGCCGTCTGGCCGGTGAAGTCCTCCCACCGGCGCACGATCACATCCACGTACTTCGGATCGAGTTCGATCAGCCGCGCGACGCGCCCCGACTTTTCGGCCGCAATCAGCGTTGTGCCAGAACCGCCGAACGGATCGAGCACTACGTTACCCGGGCGGCTCGAATTGCGGATCGCTCGCTCGACCAGCTCCACCGGCTTCATCGTCGGATGCAGATCGTTCTTCTGCGGCTTCTTGATAGCCCACACATCGCCCTGATCGCGGTCCCCGCACCAGTGGCGCTGTGCCCCCTCCGGCCATCCGTACAGGATTGGCTCGTACTGACGCTGGTAATCGGCGCGTCCGAGCGTGAAAGTGTTTTTGGCCCAGATGATGAACGTCGACCACTTGCCACCGGCGGCGCGAAAGGCCGCCTGCAGCACATCCAGTTCGCTGGATGACATCGCCACGTAGATGCCGCCACGGCAATGGGCCACGGTGGGCGTCAGCGCTGCCAGCAGAAAATCGTAGAAACCATCGCCCAAGTTGTCGTTGAGGATTGCGCGGTCCTTGCCGCGCATCTTGTCCTTGGCGCTGTTGGCATAGTTCACGTTGTACGGCGGGTCGGTGAATACCATGTCCGCCACATCGCCTTGCATTAGCTGATCGTAGTTCTCGGCCACGGTCGAGTCGCCGCACAGTAATCGATGCGGTCCCATGATCCAGACATCGCCCGGGCGTGAGATTGGCGTTTCGCCAACCTCCGGCACCGCGTCCTCGTCAGTCTGGCCTTGGTTGTCCGGCTCGTCGCCGGCCAGCAGTTCGGCCAGCGCGTCGGCGTCGAAGCCGGTGATGTCCAGATCGAAACCCTCCAGCTGCAAGGACTCCAGCTCGATGCGCAACATGGCGTCATCCCAGCCAGCGTTCTCGGCGATGCGGTTGTCTGCGATGACCAAGGCGCGGCGCTGGGTCGGACTCAAGTGATCGAGCACCACCACCGGCACGATCTCCAGCCCGAGTTTCTGCGCAGCGGCCAAGCGCCCATGCCCGGCGACGATGATGCCGTCACTGCCTGCGAGGATTGGATTGGTGAAACCAAACTCGGCAATCGATGCGGCGATCTGCGCCACCTGATCATCCGAGTGCGTCCGCGCGTTGCGGGCATAGGGCAGCAGCTTGGTGGTCGGCCACTGCTCGATCTTGTCTGCCAACCAGGACGCGCTCATTGCTCTGCCTTTGTGTCGGCCAGCCGTTGTTTGGCCACATCGTCGAAGGACTGGCCGGTGGAGATGAGCGTGACCGGCAGGCCAGGGTGGTTTTGTTGGAAGCGCTTGATGGCCACATCCACGTACTCCGGCGCAATCTCGACGCTGCGGCCGATGCGGCCAGTGCGCTGCGCGGCCAGTATCGTCGTGCCACTGCCACCAAACGGCTCGAACACGATGTCTCCGGCGTCTGTGTAGGACTCGATGGCGAACTCCGGCAACGCCACCGGGAAGACGGCGGGGTGATCAATGTCCTGACCGATCTTGCCCTTGTGGCGCATCACGCGAATCACTGAGTCGGGGATTCGGGTGTCCTGCGTCGGTTGACCCTTGTGCGTCCAGCCGCCGACCTCGCCATCCTTACCGCGCATCGCCGTGGACGACCCGTCAGCGCGCAGGTGCGATTCCTGGCCTGCGTGCTTGCAAGGAACAATCTTGTTGGGTTTGCGGGTGCTGCGATTGAAGTGGAAAACAAACTCGAAGCTGGGAGCCAATCGGCCCTGCCAGTCGCCGGGCATGCCTGGCCCCTGATCCCAGACGTACCACGCGAAGCGCCGCCACCCTTGCTGACGCATCCAGGACAGCCAGCCGTCCCAATAGGGGATAACTTCGTTGTCGCGGTGGATCAGCCCAAGATTGACCAGCACCTGTCCGTCGCCCGCCATCGGCAGATGTGCGAACACACCGCGCATCAGGACATCCCAATCGGCAATGCCGCCGGAGGTGTAGTCGCGCTGGTTGCCATACGGCGGCGAGGTGAAGCAAAGCTGCGCGGTGTCACCCTGCATCAGCGTGGCGACCACGGCTGGGTCGGTGGCGTCGCCACAGATCAACCGGTGCGAGCCGATGGCCCAGACATCTCCCTCGCGCGACACCGCCACCACTGGCGTGTCAGGTACGTCATCGGTCGTATCGGGTTCATCGGCATCTACACCATCCTGCGCCGCCGGTTTACCTTCAGTCGACTGGGCATCTGCCAGCAGCGCATCGATCTCGATGTTCTCGAAGCCGGTCAGCGCCAGTTCGAAACCCGCTTCGGAAAGCTCCGCCAGTTCGAGCGCCAACATCTCCTCATCCCAGCCAGCGTCAAGCGCCAGCCGGTTGTCGGCGATGACCAAGGCGCGCTTTTGTGCGGTGGTGAGATGGGCCAGTTCGATCACCGGCACCTGATCCAGCCCCAGCTTGCGTGCAGCAGCCAAACGACCATGGCCCGCGATGATGCCGTTGTCGCCATCAACCAGTACCGGGTTCGTCCAGCCGTATTCGACGATGCTGGCGGCGATCTTGGTGATCTGCGCATCGGAATGTGTGCGCGGATTGCGGGCGTAGGGAATCAGCGCCTCGACCTTGCGGTACTCGACGTTGAGCGTATTCAAAGATGGTGTCCTGAAAATAGAAAACCCGCCGACGACAACCGTGGGCGGGTTTTTGGGGTTGGTGCGAACTGACAGGGTGCGAACTGCGAACCGTGCGAACCTTGGTTCGCACCCTGACGCTAAAAAAGCGCCGCGCTCGCGCCCCCCGCATTGGTTTTTGGCCAGGAAGGACCCGTTGATTTATGGGTTGCTCCCTCTGCCGTCACCTCTGTCCAGAAGATAGCTGAAATACTACCCCCGACCGGCCCGTTTTGTTGCAGGGTTGCAGGGCCTCGAAACGGACAAGCACGGCAAGGCGAGGACAAACACGGCAAGCATTACCCTAAATTGCTCACGTTTTTGGAACATCCCTCGTCAAGTCTCGCTGCGCGGAGCGTATTGACTGTGTGCGCACCGTGACATCGACGTGTGCTGCATTGAGGTGGTCGGCGACCGTCTGCAATGCCCGCTGCCAGTGCCGCCATGCCGTCGTGCGGTCGCAGGCGAAGCGGATCGTGATGTCCCGCCACCCGTAGCGCTTGGCCCGCATCCAGACCAAGTGCCTGTGTTCCTCCTCCAGCCATTGGACCCAGCGCATGACTTCCAGCATCCGTTCGATGGCAGCAGGGTCGGGAGGAAAGCGGTAGACCGTCGGTTCCGCGCCGAGGTTTTCCCAGGACATGCGTTTGATCGCAGGCCAGCAGTTGAAGTAGCCCTGCACCCGAACGGGTGGCAAACGGCGTGCAGTGCTGGCCGCCTCTTCGAAGCGGACGGCTACGTCCTCGATTGTCCACGCGTTGCGACGGTCAGCCATGGCGTCGTCCTCCCGCACCGTAGAGGCGCTCGCCGATCTGGCGCACCAGTTCACGCTCCATCCAGTCGAGACGGTCGTCGTCAGCGGAGACGACCAGGATGCGCTGGTCATGCCAGCCACGTTCCTTGATCGCATCCAGATCCGTGGCTTGAGGTTGCAGCCGCCCGAGGGGGCAGCGGTACTGCGGTGTGGGAACTTTCACGTCACACCTCCTGGCCGTCGTCGTGATGCTGGATCGCCCAGTGCAGCAGCGCCAGGGCATCGGCCTCGTTGTCGTCGACCGGCGCGTGCCCGCGTGCGGTGACGGAAGCGATCACATCGTCCTTGCCAGCGTTGCCCTTGCCCGTGGCGTGCTTCTTGATCGTGCCGACAGGCACGCCTTGGTACGGGATCTGGTGGTGCTCGCACCACGCCGTGAGCGTGGCAAGGAAACCGCCGTATGCGTGGGCAGCATCGGTCGAGACGTGGCGACGTACCTCCTCGAAGTGCAGGCAGTCGATGTCACTGGTGATGGCCTTCAGTTCGGTGAGCCAGCGTTTGAAGCGCAGGAAGCGCATTCCGCCGCCTTCGAAGCGCTGCGGTCGGAAGCTCTCGGAGCCGCTCGTGATGTGGCCGTCACTGCCGCGCAGTGCCCAGCCGGTGATGGTGCCCAGATCGAGGGCGAGGATGGTCGTGGTCATGGTGTCAGTCCTTATCCGGTGCGGATCTGACGCAGCTGACACTTCGTGACGAAACTCTCCATGAGGCGCGCGCACACGCGCACGCGTAGGAGTTACGACAAACTGCGTCAGCTGCGTCAGACCGCGTGGTTTTCATGGGGGTCAGTCGTCCGCGTAGGGGGTGTAGGCAGGGGTCGGCGGGTGCTTGAGGCCAATGCCCTGGAACCCGCGCACGCCCATCCCGTTGCGCCATTTGTCCAACCCGCGCGTGATGAGCAGATCGGAGAAGCGGCGTTGTGCGCCGACAAACTCGCCAGAGGCTTCAGCCCACAGCTTCCAGTCGTTGAACAGCTCGGCGGTCAGCGACTTGGCGTTGGGCTCGCGCACGCAGCGCTCATCGAGCCAGCGGCCCAGGGCGTCCTCGGCTTCGAAATACTCCTCCGTCGCGTCCACCACGCGCTGCGGTGGAGAGAGTCGTCCGTGGCGCTGCCAGTCGAGACAGCCCTGCACGGCCCACGCGAGGATGCCGTCACGTTCGGCCAGGAGCTTCTGTTGCAGGTTCTTGTCGCGGCGCTCGGGCGGCACGGTGATCGTGAAAGGGATCAGGTGCAGCCTGCGTTTCATCGCCTCGTCGATATTGCGAATGGCGGGCTTGTGGTTGCCCGCCACGAACAACTTGAACTGCGGGAAGAACTCGAAGAAGTCCTGGCGCATGAAGCGCGCCGAGATCTTGTCGCCACCGGTGAGGTTCTTGAGCTTCGACTCGGCCCAGCGCTTTCCCTGTTCAGTTTCGATGGCCGCCACGAAGCGCGCGCCGCGCAGTCCCGCCATATCGGTCGGGTGCCGGTCGGTGCGCGTTTCCATGAAGGTGTCCATCGGCGCATTGGTCGCGTAATCACCCAGGATGGTGGCCAGCGTGTTGACGAACACCGACTTGCCGTTCGCACCTGTGCCGTACAGGAAAAACAGCGCGTGCTCTTGCGTCGATCCGGTCAGCGCGTAGCCGACCATCCGTTGCAGATAGGACTGCAGTTCCTTGTCACCGCCCGTGACCTCGTCGATGAACTGCCTCCAGGTCGGGCAGTCGCCGCTGGGCGTGGCTGTGGTGATCTTGGTCATCCGATCGGCGCGCTCGTGCGGGCGCATCCGGCCTGTCTTGAGATCGACCACGCCGCCTGGCGTGTTGAGCAGCCACGGATCTGCATCCCATTCGTCGGTGGTGGCCGCGTGCCTGCGGTCAGCACGCGCCAGGCGTTCCACACCGCCGACCGTTCCTGCGCTGGCCAATTTGGCAGCGACCTTGGGGTTGTCGGCGCGTACAGCCGTCTGGCGGCAGACGCTGCGGATCAAGTCCGTGGCCGCCAACGTGTCCTCGGTGCGCCAGCGTTGCCCGTCCCACACCAGCCACTTTCCCCAGCCAGCCACGTAGCGCCAGTCGCGGTGGTAGCGGCGCGTGAAGGACAGCGCCAGCGCGTCCTCCGTGCCCCAGACGGATTCGTCGCTGCTGACCACCGGATCAACGTCATCGGCGACGTCGTGCATCTGCAAACGTGGGCCGTGGGTGAGGAAGGTGGCGACATCGAAGCCCTCGGCGATGGCGTCGGCCACGTCCCAGCCCTCGGCGGCTTCCTCGGGCGGGTACAGGATGTGGCAGGATTTGGCTCCCGCCGACAGGATGGCCTGTGCCGCCTGCGTGGCGTACTCCCAGCCCGGCTTGTCACGGTCGGGCCAGATCAGCACGGCCTTGCCGGCCAACGGCGACCAGTCGGTCTTTTCTACCGGAGCGTTCGCGCCGTGCATCGCCGTGGTGGCCACGATGCCCGCGTCGATCAGGGCCTGCGCGCACTTCTCGCCTTCGACCAGTACCACCTGCGCGGCACTGGTCATCCCTGGCTGGTTGTAGAGCGGACGCGGGTCGGGCGGTGCCATCTTGCGCCGCTTGGCATCCCAGGGCCGGAACTGCTTCCTCTGCCCGGGCGGGTCGTAGCGGTAGACAACGGCGATGAGATGGCCTTGGGCGTCGAGGTAGTCCCACTTGGCGGTGGCGGGGCCGAGTTCGTCGACCGGCACGTCCTTCTTGCTGGCCTTGCGTACTGGTGCGGAGCGCGAGCGTCCGAGCAGATCGGCAGCGGCATCAAGCACGCGGGGAAAGTCGCGGGTCACATCGATGCCGAAGTGATTGCCGATCAGCGCGTACACATCGCCGCCGGAGTTGTCGGCACGATCCGTCCATAGGCCTGCCTTTTCGCCCTCAAGCACCACCTCAAGGCTGTCGCCAGGGCTACCCAGCACATCACCGATGAGGAACTTGCCCCGGCGCTTCTTGCCTGCCGAGAACAGAGTGAACAGCACCGATTCCAGCCGGGCGAGCAGTTCTGCGCGCAGTTCCTCCCGCTCGGCATCGCTGACGATGCGTGGTTGGTTTCCGGTGGGGACGGCGGTGTCGTTGAAGTCGATCATTCGGCCTCCTCGACGGCGGTATCCGTATCTCCCGCGAAGCGGCTTTGCGCTGCCGCATTGCGTGCCGCCCACGTAGAAAGCTCTGACAGGCGATAGCGCACCAGCCCACCCATCAGGTAGTGGGGAATCCGGTATTTGCTGCGCATCGCGTGATCGGCGAACCAGTAATACGGCAGGCGCAGCGCGGCAGCCGCCTGCTTGGCGTCGATCATCGGTTCGATGCCGGTAGATGAAAGGGTGTTGTCGGTCATGCTTGTGTCCTCCAGCAGCGGTCTTGCCATGCACACATCCGACATTCGAAGTGGGTCGGGTCATGGAAGCCACGTGGCAGCAGTTCGCCTGCTTCCGTGGCTGAGATGACCTTCACCGCACGATCCGACATGCGCTGGGCAAGGGCTGCATCAAAGGGCACGAGCTCGGTGTAGATCTCCATCGTGTCGGCGTTGAGCGCCGTGAAGATCGCCGGGTGCTCGTGCAGTTCGAGATAGGCTTGGTAGATCGCCACTTGCGCGGCGTAGATGGGCTTGGAGATGGCTAGCCCCTTCTTGTCCAGATCGCTCCAGGACTTGTTGCCCAAGCACTTGCATTCCCAGAGCGCGGGATAGGCGAAGCCTTCGGGGCCGCCCACGATGACGCCGTCGATGTGGCCCTGCAGGCGGCCATCGGCCACCGAGAAACCGAACTGCTCGCCGTCATCCTTGCGAGTGCGTAGATCGAAACCCGCATCCCGCAGCCACGCCACCATGCAGTCCTCCATGACGTGGCCGCGTTCGAAAATTCGCAGCAGCCGTCCGGAATGGTCGCGCCCGTGGTCGACGGAAGCCTTGGCGTACTCGAATTGCAGCGCGCGCTCGCAGGCCACACCGAGGCGCGAGGCCCCGAGGTACTGGCGCTCGGATTGACGGGCTCGGGCCTGTTGCAACCCGGCGTCGACCAGGGCGGTGACCTGGCCCGCGATGCTTGATGAGGAATTGAAGTCCATCATGGCTTCTTCCCCTTCGGTTCATCCCAAGGCAGGTCATCCTCCAGATCCGCGAACGGATTGGCGGCATCGGGTGCCAGCGGATCGGGCGTGGGCGGCAAGCCCCGCACGGGCGGGAACTTGGTGACCTCGTGGTGCGCGACCATCGCCTCCGACCAGCAAGTGACGATGGCATCGATCACCCGCAGCGCTTCGGCCTCGGAGTAGTCGCCCAGAGGCTTGGTAAAACCGATCTCGCCCGCCGCCTCGCCGAAGGACTTGAGGCATTGGCGCATGGCGGCCAGTTCGACTTCAGACGGATCGATCATGGCGACCTCCGTCTTGCCGATGTAGCCATCCTTGGCCTGTTGCCAGTTGCCGTACAGCGCGTGGAACGCGTCCTGGCAGCGACGGGAACAGAACACCCAGTCGAGCACGTAGCGGCGCGCATCGCCGGTCTTGAATCGACCGTCCGTGTGGCCGTAGCCGCGTGCTTGTCGTTTGCAGACCCAGCATTTCATCGGCCTCCCTCACTGCGCCCACGACGGTTTGCCCGTCACGGGTGCGCGTTGGACAGGCGCTGCCTGATACGCGGGTGCCGCTGGCTGTGCCGGAGCACCGGAAGTGCCCCCACCCGTGGACTTGGGCGGCACGCCCATCAACTTGGCGTAGTCGGGGTGATCGGGTTCGACCGCGACCTTGACCACGTTGCGGTCCTGGCCCTTCCCATCCTTCTCGATGTCGACGCGGGCGAGGAACTCCAGGCCATCCAGTTCGTGGAAGCCCTGAATGCGGCGCGCGGCGGCGGCCTGGGGACTGTTGTCCTGCGGGTGGACGTTGCGGGCGCTGTTGAGCGCGGCGCGAATGAAGCTGCGCCCCATCTGACCCCAGGTCGGCCCCTTCTGCGAATGCAGGCCGATGTTCGACCACATCTTGCGTTTGGCGTGGTCGCCAGCGGTGACCACGAACTCGGCGGCCAGATAGATCGAACCGGTGTCGAAGGACTCGGTGGCGTAACCGCCGCCCCAGCCTTGGCTGGGATCGTCATAACCACCGGGCTTGAGGGTCATGCGCACAGGGACAACGGTGCCCTTGGGGATCAGGTCAAAGCCGGATTGCTGTGATTCGGCGTCGTTGAAGTCGTTCCAGTTGTTGCTGGTGGTGGATTGCTGGGTCATGGCGATTACTCCTGAGATTCGTGGGATTGGGTGGTGGCAGTGCGAACGGGCGTGGCGGACTCACCCGCGCACTTGGCGATCAGTGCGCGCAAGTTGGGCGGCTCGAGCGGATCGAGGCGACCGCTGCGGTCTTTGGCGGGGAAGCCGTAGGGATTGACGGTGTGCGTGACGAAGGCGCGGTATGTGCTGCCACTGCCGTCTGCTTCCTGGGCCTTGATCTCGGCCAGCGTCACAACCTCGTCGACGATGCCGGGCAGCTCCAGTGCGGTCTTGCTGCCTTCGATCTGCGGCACGAACACCTTGCGGTTGTAGTCATCGAGCCGCTCGTCGAGGATGGCCACGAACACCACGTTCTTGCCGCGTGCGTGCTGCAGATGGGTCAAAGCGCTGATCATTTCCTGCCCGAGCAGGCCGTAGGCGCCGCGCATGTCCGGCTTGCCGGTACGGTCGCTGACCGCGCCGGGTTGCGTCTTGCACCACGCGAAGCACTGGCGCGACAGCTGCGTGATCGAGTCGAGGAAGAAGGTCTGGTAGCGGCCCAGTTGCGCCGGGTCACCGAACTTCTCGACGACGTGATCGAAGTGCGCCTGCGAAAACGCCGACTCCGGTGGCAGCGACTTGTCCGGGCCCGCGAGAAACACGAAGAAGTCGCGGCTCTCTGGCCAGGATGCCGGACGGATGGTGTCGCCGGGCCAGTCGGCCACGGCGAGATCGCCCGCCTCAATGTCGAGGAACAGCGTGGTGGCCGGGTCGAGATCCTTGAGCCGGGTGGTCTTGCCGATGCCGGATTTGCCCAGCATCAAGAGCTTCACGCCCTTGCGTTCGGCCATGCGCTGCTGCGCGGAGATGATGGGAAGGCTCATCACGCGGCCTCCTTCAGTTCATCGGCGACGGCGGGATTCCAGAGGATCTGGTAGCCGCTGTGGCCGTTGCGCGAGTACGGCATGGCCTCGGCCCATGCTTCACCAGCCTCGGTCAGTTCCCATTCGTCACGGTCGTTCCGGAACTGCAGGCCAGCCGCTGCCAGCATCTGGTTCGTAGCTTTGGCCGAGCGGTTGAGCAGCTTGCCGAGCTGGGTGGCGTTGAGCGCGCAGATCGGTTCGTTGGCCGACGGCAGCGCGCGGCGCAGCACCTCGGTGGTGATGCCCGTGTTCTCCTGAATGCAGGTGAGCGTTGCCGCCGCTGCGATGCCCGGCTTGACGCCCGGCACCTTCGCCACAGCCTCGCCGATCAGCAGAATCGCGGATACACGGTCATGGGTCGGTGCAGGCAAGGCCCCCAGCGCAGCGGGAACGGCATAGCTGCCGGTCTTGCGGATCGCGGGCAGCACCTCGCTGGTCACCCAACGTTTGAAGCGCTTAGCGGCATCCTTGGTGCTGCCGAGGATCAGGGCGTAGAGACCCGACTCGTTGACGTGGTTGGCGCGCTGGGTGCGTCCAAGGTTGTCGATGATGTCGCGTTTTGCGACATCATCCGAATCGACGTGTTTGGCGAGAGCATCGCGCGGATTCGAGAGTTCCAAAGCCGCGCAGACGTCGGCGGCGTTGAACCACGGCTGGCCCGCGTCGTCGACCTGAACGCGCACAGCGTGCGCTTCAAACTGGAAGGGAATGATTGCACTCATGGCCA